TGGGGGTAGAAATGGTGGAACTGGAGGAGCAGGAAATACCCCACCAGTATCACCACCACAAGGAAATTCTGGAGGTGGTAGTGATACTGCCCCTAACTATAGTGGAGGAGGTGGAGGTGGTGCTGGAAATATCGGTACTGCTGGTGCAGGTTCACTTGCTGGTCCTGGTGGAAATGGAGCACAGAGTAGTATTTCTGGAACTTCTGTTTATTATTCTGGTGGCGGTGGAGGTGGCGGATATCAGTCTGTTACTGCCGGTATTGGTGGACTTGGTGGCGGTGGAACAGGTGCCGCAAATCACCCAACACCTCTTGCTACAGATGGTGTTACAAATATTGGCGGTGGTGGAGGTGGTGGTAATAACGCATCTCCCGGACCACCTGAAGGTAGTGCAAATATTGGAAAAGGTGGTTCCGGTATCGTCATTATCTCTTACCCTTCATAAATACTTAAAAAACTATAATGTCTTATAAGGGACGACAACTTTCTTCTGGAAATTACTTAAAACTGGATGATCTTCAGAGTTTTTTCAACGGAACTCAAAAGACTTTCAATCTAACTTCTGGTGGAAGTTCATTCTATCCCGGTTCGGCATTTTCGATTCTTGTGGTTCTTGGTGGAGTCATACAAGAACCAGAGGGTGCTTATACAATAGATCAATCCCAGATCACCTTTGCAGCGGCACCAGGAGCGTCAGACGACTTCTTTTGTATCGCATTAGGAGTAGCATTAGGAGTCGGTGTTCCTGCCGATGGAACAGTCACACCAGCAAAACTTACAAAACCATTTAATTATAATGATGGTCATCTAACTCTTGATACGACGAATGATAGAGTTGGTATTAATTCTTCCACACCAGGATATACATTAGATGTTCGTGGAGATACTCGTATAGTAGGTATTTTAACAGTTGGCACATCATCAATTGTTTTGGACGGAAGTAATAATACTTTAAGAGTAGGTAGTGGAGTAACAATTACTTCGACCGAAATTAATGCATCAAGTTTTGTAGGTAGTTTTACTGGTAATGCAACAGGATTATCAGGAACTCCAAACATCGCAGTTGGTTCTATTAATTCTACTGGTATTATAACAGCAACTACTTTTAGTGGTTCTGGTGCTTCCTTAACTTCTATTCCTAATAGTGCTACTACTGCTACTAATGCTAATACTGGATCTGCTATAGTTTCTAGAGATGCATCAGGTAACTTTAGTGCTGGAACTATTACGGCAAACTTATCTGGAACAGCAACATCAACAACGAATATACCCAATTTAACTGGCGATATAACATCAGTCAATTCTGTTACATCTATTGCTGCTGGCGTTATTGTTAATGCTGATATTAATGCCTCTGCTGCTATTGTTGATACTAAATTAGCAACTATTTCTACTGCAGGTAAAGTATCTAATAGTGCTACTACTGCTACTAATGCTAATACTGGATCTGCTATAGTTTCTAGAGATGCATCAGGTAACTTTAGTGCTGGAACTATTACTGCTACTTTAAGTGGTAATGCTACGAGTGCAACCACAGCAACTACTGCTACCACAGCAACTACTGCTACCACAGCAACTAATGCTACTAACGCAACCAATGCTACTAACGCAACCACAGCAACTAATGGAACAAAAGCATGGGTAAGTTTTACTGGAGCAGGAGGAATAAGATCTAGTTATAATGTATCAAGTGTATCGAAAAATACCACTGGAAACTATATGGTAAATTTTTCATCTGCACTTGCAGACACTAATTATGCAGTTGTAACTGGTGTAAGTTTAGGTGGAGCTTCTCCATCTACACCTTATGATGCTCAAATAACTATAAATTCATCATCACAAGTTAGAGTTATGTTTTATGGTTTTGATCCAACTTATGCTTCTATTTCCGTTTATAGATAAATATTCCAAATAACTTTATAAAATTATGAGTCAGGTTGTTATTTACTTACAAGATAATGGAGTTCCTGCTGTTTTATTTCCAACTCCAGAATGTTTAGAAAGTCATTCAATTATGGAAATTGCAATTAAGGATGTACCAGCAGGAAAAACTTTTAAAATATTTGATTCGACAGATCTTCCATTAGATATTCCACAAGAAGCGTGGGAAATTGATGAGGCAGAATTGACTGATGGTATTGGTGGTATATCTAACGAATTCTGAAAGGTAAATAAAAATGATTAAAATAAATCAAGAAAAAGTAAAAGAATTAGAGATTAAAAAGGCAAAAAATAATCGTGCTACTGCATATTCTAATGAAGCAGATCCATTAGCATTTAAGATGCTTCGTGGAGAAATTACTAAAGAAGAATGGGAAATGAAAATAGAAGAAATAAGACAAAGATTTCCTTATCCCAATGAGGTATAAAAAAATTTTAGTATTTAATAATTTTATATTCACAATAAATACCTAAAACCAATAATGATTATCACATCAAACTTGATGCGCAGATCCACTTAAATTCTTCAACAACCTTTAATCATTATTATGAAACTACCATTTATGAAATGCAGTCTTCTGTTGGAACCACAACCAATTGGAGAAGAAGAGAGGATCAAGAGACGTCTAATAATCTTTAATACAACCTATCTTTAAAAGCAACAAACCTATTCTACTGGTAAAAACACATCTTGTCAACCCCATAGAGTATGCTATAATAACAGAGGGTTTTTATACCCTCTTTTTTCTTGTATAAATCTTTATATAATAATTTAAAAAAAATGAGTTTTGTAGTTTACACAAAGACCGACTGCCCATATTGCACAAAGATTAAGCAAGTATTGAACTTGACAAAACAGACCTATGTGAGTTATACTCTGAACGTAGATTTCACGAAAGAAGAGTTCTATTCGGAATTTGGAGAGGGTTCAACTTTTCCACAGGTTCTTTGTAATGAACAAAAATTAGGTGGTTGTACTGATACTATTAAATACCTTCAAGAACATAAACTCGTATGATGCCCAACCTAAATAATGATGACTACAGTAATCGTGGTCTTGATCTTATTCTACACGGAGGCAAAAAGAAGCAACCTAAAATCTTTCATATTGTTTATGAAAAACTGGTATGCTTACTGAAAAGGGAAGTTACCATATATTTTGAGTTTTCCATTCAAACAAGGAAAATCCAGTAGTTTCCCGGAGAAAAAGAAATGTTAGCAACAAGTTTAGTCATCGGTTCATTAGTAACCGTTATGTTTTTTATACTTGGATTACTGCTTGGATGGGTTGCCCGAGAGTATATGATGACTCATCAAGAAGGTCCAAAACAAATTGCATATCATCCAGAGTTTTACGATAAGGATGGTGATTTAATTGATGAAGAAATCGTTTCTGTAAGATTTGAACCCGGATACTTTGATGATATGGATGATGAAGACGACGATGATGAAGATTAAACATTAAATTCTAAATACTTTCAAATTGTTATTAAAGATTATGCCTGTAACAAAACCAAAAACGACTTCGACAAAACCAAAGACAATCGCAACAAAGCAACCAATAGAAACAACTGATCTTCCTGCGAATCCTTTTACTTTTGAAGTTCTCAATCTGATTACAAAACAGAGAACAAATGCTAAAAAGGTTGAAATTCTTCAAAAACACGGAGATGCATCCCTGAAAGCAGTTTTGATTTGGAATTATGATGAGAGTCTAATTTCTGCTCTTCCTGAAGGCGATGTTCCTTATGCAAGTGTAGGAGAACAGAATTCCTTTACCGGAACGATGACTGAAAAGATTGGAGATGCCGTAACCAAAATGGGAGAACTGGGTTCCAATTCTTTGGGATCACAAGATCAAGGTCGTTCTTCAATTCGTAAAGAATTCAAACGCTTTTATAATTTCATTCGTGGTGGTAATGACGGATTAAGTTCTCTTCGTAGAGAAACGATGTTCATTAATGTTCTTCAAGGACTTCATCCACTAGAAGCAGAAATTCTTATTCTGATTAAAGATAAAAAACTTGAAACTAAATATAAGATCGGTTTTGATAATGTAAAAACAGCATTCCCGGATATTCAGTGGGGTGGGCGTGTATGAGAAACCCGACAAATAATCTCATAGAGGAGAAGGTAACTGTGGAATGGACTCCAGAAGAAAAAGCAAGTCTCCCTTCTCGTTATGGATGTGATATTCTGATCGAAAATGCATCGATGGAACAAGTTAAAGATCCTTCTTTGCCCACTGATGCATATCTCGTTTTTTATGTGATTAAAGGTAATGAATGTATGGATCTTTGCAGAGGAAATAAAAGATCCAGTATTTTTGATCTTTACTATGATAAGTTTGGAAAGAATGTAGTCACCAATATTGATTGGGGATATGGTAGAGTAACTCCTCGAATGTGGGGATACAAAAGTCCAGAAAAGAAAAAAAGAAAATAATTAAGAATCAAAGAGAGGATTGACTATTCCTCTCTTTTTTTGTATAATGAAATGGAAGTTTTGATTTAAATGGACAAAGAAAAAATTAAATTGATCATAAGAAATATGGAACTTCTTGTGGATAGTCTTAAAACGGAAATTTATTCCGACACTGCAGTATATAAGTTTGATAACATTCAACCCCGTGAGTTGGAGTATGATGAAATTTTTGGAGATGATGAATGAATAGAACAAAAAAACTGATTAAACTTCTTCGTAGATTGACCAAGCAAGAGCATTTGTATTCTACTGAAAAAATTATAGAAATGAAATCTCAACTGCGAATAATTGAAGAAGAATTTGCACAATTTGAAGCACAAACATCAAAAGGATTTGGTAAAAAATGAAACCAATTAAAGCAAAAGATCTTTTAGAACTTGATCGTCATATGCAAGTTGTGATGTTGAGGCAAACACAACTTCCTCAAACTCTTGTATGGCAGGGAGGTAAGAATGATTATTCTGAGGAACCAATCCACACTAAATTTCCACCAAATGAAAAAGAATGCGGTAAATGGGTTATTGAGCAACTACTTGCAAATGAGCGTGGGCATTGGGGTCCTTTAGAGCATCCTGCGATTGCTATGGACTGTGTTGGATTTGTTCATAATGTAATGGTTCAGGCACGAACTCATCGTGTTGGAGTATCATTTGATGTTCAATCTCAGCGTTATACTGGTCGTCGTGTATTGAAAGTTGCAAGCGGAGATCTTAGTCCTCAAGAAGTTTTCTATGTGCGTCCAGAAGGTCTCTATTTGGACCGTAAAGGGCACAAGTATGAATGGACGAGGGAAGATTACGAAAGGCAGTTAAAGTTCTGTCTAGCGGCGTCTGAGAGGTATGCAGAGGGTTATAATACTCGTGGTATGGCTGAGGAACATCTTCGTGATTATCTTCCACAAAATATTCGTCAGAACTTTGTAGTTTCATTCTCTCTTCGTGCTGCTCTACACTTTCTCGATCTTCGTGCAAAGTTGGATGCACAGGTAGAAATTCAGGCTCTCTGTGAGGGAATGGTTCCTATAATGAAATTGTGGGTGCCTGAGATATTCAGTTATTATGAGGAGAAGCGTCTTCATAAGGCACGGTTAAGTCCCTGATCTAAATAAAAATACTTATCATTATAAAAAATGGCAATATATCCAATTATTCATAAGGAGACTGGCGAGACTAAAGTGGTTGAAATGAGTGTTCACGATATCACACAGTGGTATAAGGACAATCCCGAATGGTCAAGAGATTGGTCTCAAGGATGTGCGACACCAGGAGAAGTTGGTGATTGGAAAAATAAACTTGTCGCAAGAAATCCTGGATGGAACGACATTCTCGGAAAAGCATCAAAAGCACCCGGATCAAGAGTAAAAAAAATCTAAACCAAACATATGGCAAGACGCAGAAAAAATGGAAGTGATCAACCATCTGATGTTGGTCTCACAACTCGTCAAACAAAAAGAAAAAAACCTTTAAATGGTGAATATCTTGTAAATATTGATCCACTTACTGATAATCAAAAAAAACTTTTTGAATCCTATGCAAATCAAAAACATCTTGTCGCTTATGGTTGCGCTGGAACTGGCAAAACTTTTATTACTCTCTATAATGCTTTAAGAGAAGTTTTGGATGAAAAAACACCTTATGAGAAAATCTATCTGGTTCGTTCTTTAGTTGCTACCAGAGAAATTGGATTTCTTCCAGGATCTTATGATGATAAGTCAGACATTTACCAAATTCCTTATAAGAATATGGTGAAGTATATGTTTCAGATGCCTTCTGATGTTGATTTTGAGATGCTATATGGTAATCTCAAGTCACAAGAAACAATTAAGTTTTGGAGCACTTCATTCTTAAGAGGCACTACACTTGATAATTCAATTATTATTGTAGATGAGTTTCAGAATATGTCATATCACGAACTTGATTCTATTATCACTCGTGTTGGTGAAAACTCTAAGATTATGTTCTGTGGAGATGCTTCTCAATCAGATTTACTGAAAACAAATGAGCGTAACGGAATTATCGATTTTATGACGGTATTGCGTAAAATGCCTTCTTTTGATATAATTGAGTTTGGTGTCAATGATATTGTTCGTTCTGGACTTGTCAAAGAATATATTATCGCGAAACTAGAAGCAGGTTTTTAATGTTTGATCATATTGATATTGAACTTCCACGACTCGAAAGAGAAACTGTGGACGGTGTGAGATATTATAGCGTCCCTGATGGAGATGAGTTGATAAAACTAGTCTCCATCACTTCCATTACCAGTTACTTTAATCGTGAAATCTTCATTAACTGGCGCAAAAAGGTCGGTGAAGCAGAAGCGGAGAAGATCACTAAAGCGGCTACTTCTCGCGGCACGGATATGCATACTCTTGTGGAGAACTACCTTTACAATAAAGATTTACCGCCAGTTCCGCCTCTTCCGGATTTTCTTTTTAAAATTTCAAAGACAGAACTTAAGAAAATAAATAATATTCACTGTTTAGAAGGTCCTTTGTATAGTAAGCAACTTGGCGTAGCAGGTACAACGGATTGTATTGCAGAACACGATGGCGAACTTTCGGTAATAGACTTTAAGACTTCTAAAAAACCAAAACCAAGAGATTGGATTGAGAACTATTTTGTTCAAGCGATGTTTTATGGTATGGCGTATTATGAGATGACTGGAACTCCCATCAAAAAACTGGTAATCATTATGGCGTGTGAGAATGGAGAGTGTGTTCTATATGAGGAGAGAGACCTTAAAAAATATATGAAGTTGGTAGTTAAATACATTAAAAAGTTTGTGAATGATAAACTTGAATTGATATCCAGTTGACTAATTGATTATTTTATCTTATAATACATATTATTAACTGCTAAACTATGGCAAATATATTAGAAAGTCTTTTGGAATTTAAAATAGAATATATGGAACCAAATACCGAACTCGAAAGAGTACTAGAAAGTAAATTTCTTACCCCATCAAAGTTTGCTCTAGAAATAGAAAAGATTGTGATTGATGAGGGTTTTAATTATATTGATAGTATTGTGCATTATTGTGAAGTCAATAGTATTGAAGTCGATTCAATTGCTAAATTAATCTCAAAACCTTTGAAAGAAAAACTCAAGAATGATGCAACAAATCTAAACTTTATGAAACGAACTTCGAAAGCGAAATTGCCTCTGTGACTCCATTCGACATTTATATCAAGTATCTTGCTCTCAAAAAGCATTTTACGGATAAAAAATATGATTATTTTAAGTACAGTGGAAAAACCAGAGCAAGTATCGAATCCTTTAATAAACGTAAGGATCGATATTTTTTTGAGAAAACATCAAGGAAACTCAACGACAAAGAAGTTGTTGAGTTTTTTGTTTCTAATTTTATCACCGCGAATGATCCTTCCACTATATGGATTGGAGAACTAGTTAATAACGGAGAAACTAATTATAAGGAATGGACAAAACGACAGCAGAGTTTAACCTACTTACTGAAGGAACAATCAGAAGAATTATTCTCGAACAACAAATTAGAAGATGTTTTCAATTGTTCGAAAGGGCACCCGATCCTATTAAAAAAATTTATGGGCGGATATCTCTCCATCGAAACTCTGGTAATCTATGATAGAATATTCCAGTACGGAAAAAACTTTGATAAGAATCTTCTTGATCCTATATGGGAAACCGTAAGCTTAAAAATTCTGAAATACAATCCCTTTCTAAATACGGATATGTTTCACTGTAAAAAACTTCTTCGGAGTATTATAAATGAGTAACTTTTTTGATTCTGAAATCATTCAAGAAGAACTTCAAGAAATTAATAAACTTCAAGAAGAAATTTATGGAAGTGTTCTTTCTTTTGGATATATGTCAAAAGAAGATAAATTGGAACATATTGATAAGATGACTCAATTGCTGGATAAGCAACGTATAATGTACACAAGACTTTCTTTGTCTGATGATCCAAAAGCAGTTGAGATGAAAGAAAATCTTCGTCGTTCTGTTTCTATGATGGGATTCCCTCCAGAAACCGATATGAATGTTTTATTTAATAGTATGAATAAGACAATCAAATCACTCAAAAATTACCTTTGACTTTTTGAGTTTTCTTTGCTATGATAATCAAGTAAATCCTCCGTATCCAAACTATCCTAAAAATCCTATGTCTTTCCAAAATCTCAAAAAGCAATCTAAACTTGGTTCTCTCACCGAAAAGTTGGTGAAAGAAGTTGAGAAGATGAATAACTCTTCGAGTAGCAAAGATGAGCGTCTGTGGTCTTTGACTGTTGATAAATCACAAAATGGTTATGCCGTAATTCGTTTTCTTCCTGCTCCAGATGGTGAAGATCTTCCGTTTGTGAAACTTTATGGTCACGCTTTTCAAGGTACTGGTGGTTGGTTGATCGACTCTTGCCTGACTACTCTCAATCAGAAATGCCCTGTCTGTGAGCATAACTCTGGTTTGTGGAACTCTGGTATGGATTCCAATAAAGAAGTTGCCCGTAAGCAGAAACGCAAACTGACTTATATGAGCAATATCTATGTTGTGAAAGATCCTGCAAATCCTGATAACGAAGGTAAAGTCTTTCTCTTCAAGTATGGTAAGAAAATCTTTGATAAACTGACTACTGCGATGCAACCAGAGTTTGAAGATGAAACTCCGATTGATCCGTTTGACTTCTGGAGTGGTGCTAACTTTAAACTGAAAGCAAAGAATGTTGCTGGTTATCGTAATTATGATTCCAGTGAGTTTTCTTCCACCAGTGCTCTTCTGGATGATGACGACGAAATGGAAGCAATCTGGAAGAAGCAATATTCTCTTGCAGAATTCCTTTCTCCTGATCAATTCAAGTCTTATGATGAAATGAAAGCACGACTTGATGCTGTTCTGGGTCTGAAAGGTGGTTCTCGTCGTATGGATGAGGAAGTCGAAGAAGAAGAATCTGGTCGCGGTTCTGTTCGTGATCTTGAAGATAATCTTCGTAATGAACTCTCAAATCTTTCTTCAAGTAAGTCAAGTTCTTCTTCTTATGACGACGAAGATTCTGATGATGAAACTTTGTCCTATTTCCAAAAATTAGCTTCGGATTGATAAAATTATGGAGACTTTATATTAACATTCTCTGTTCTTATAAGTTTCTTATTTACATATTGTGAAGACTTTTCATAATACATAACCCTACGAAGATCATTTACATACTGTTGCAGATATCCTGACTTCAGTAAGTAAATTGATCTTTTTTTATTATTTTCAATAACTTCATATTCATAATTAGTAATTCCTGCAACTGGATTTAAAGTTATTAAAGAATTTGATGGATTTGGAATTGTAAAGTTAGAATCTACTACCTTTCCTCTTGGTAAGATAAGTCTTCCTTGAGAATCTTTGACTTCTGTAGTCTCATAAAATTTAATTTCTGTAAGACCAGCAATACCATATTTGTTTTCTGAAAATCTGTAAATATCACGATCAGATAATGGCCACTGATCTCTTACATTTATAATTCCAGATGAAAGTAAAACCACCCAATCATACTCTGAAGAACCATAGAGTTCTTCTGCTACTGTATCTGGTCTCGCACCATCTGGAATTTCATACTTATTAAAAAGAGTAAAGACATTTTGAAGATCATCACGAAGTTTTACTCTACGAAATAGATTTTTAACTCTTACATAATCAAGTGAAGAGTTTTTTCCTGGAATTGGAGATAAGTATTCTAAATCTGGTAATTCTCTAAAATATGTCATTTTTAATATCCTACTCCGTCTTTACCGCCGAAATCATCACCATAATCTTCTTCGTAGATTGGATTCAACTCCTTGAATGATAAAGACATTACCATATTTACTGGTGTAGCATCTGGATAAGTTGCATAAGATCCTCCACCAGCATAATCTACAGACATTCCTGTAAGAGCACAGGGTTTAAATCTATTCAGAAATGGATGATCTTTTCCTCCGCTCTTGTAACTAATCTCAAATACATCAGGAGCACTTACAAATAGACCGACTCCTGGAGCATCACTTGCTGATCTTGTTTTTGCAGCCATTGCTCTTTTTAATGTGCGAATGATTTCTTTAATAACTCCAGACTCTTTCGAATCTCTAGGTGATAGATCATATTGAAAATCAAAACCTCTTAAATTAACTCCACTAAAAAGTAGTTCTAGATTAGGATTCAATACCTGCCCAGTAGTTCTAGATAACAGACTTGTAGCACTTACATTACTTCCTAAAGAGTTTAATAAATTAGATACAATGTATGAAGTAACTGCACTTTGTGCATTTCCGGAAACAAGTCCTGCTTGTCCAGCTGAAATGGCGTTTTGAATTTCTTTTCCTGCTGCACTAAAAAGATTTTGACTTTGAACTGTATTTGTTAATCCTTCTGCACCATAAGCTTCTAATGAATTTAATGATCCATCTCCCCAATTTACCTGATTTGTATCTGCAGGTAGATTTTTAGGCATCGGCAATATAATAGTCTGTAATATTGTTCTAAAGTCTTGATTTCGAATAGTTTCTGTTGCCGTTCTAACTTTAAAGTTATTTGCTCCTGTCTCAATCCCTTTTCTTGTGTATCTTATAACCTTTATCATCATATAAT